TCTTCTTTCAACCAGTCATAAGACAAAAGTGGACGTAAACCAGTAGAAGCATATAAATCACCATAGTGCCAAGATTGCAAAGAGCCATTTATACCAGTTTGCATATAGCCACTATCCCTGTTCATACCTTCTTTATATTCATACCAAGCTTCTTGATATCCAAAGACATCACCAACACCATTATAATTGTCTAAATTACCAGTACGTTTAGCAAAAGCATATAACTCACTTGAGTAAACAGGTACTTCACCGATATTGTCAAAAATTGGATTGAAATAAGAATATTTATCAGTACGTCTAAATTGTCTGTCAATACCTTGAGAATAACTTCTTGCGGTTCTTAAGAAGGCAATGCCGATAACATAACCATGAAACATAAATGACTTTAAGAAACCACCATTATCAGCTTCAAAGGTTTTTGAGTGACCAGCATCTTCACCAAGCACACTGGTTTGAGATGTTTCAGATGTCTGTAAAACTTCAAGCATTTGAATAGGAATTCTACGACCGCCTAAATATTCACTTCTATCAAGCATTAATGAAGGAGCATTAATATTCCATTGTGAGAATAAAACTTCAGTTAAACGAGTGCCACCACGAGCTTCTTGTTCACTTAAAACTTGAGCAGCAATAGCAAGACGTAAATCATTAACAGTGATAGCTGTTGCTTGAGATAAGTCAGCATAAATATTTGTTTTATCAATAGGATAATAGTCAGATGCTCCTTCTGCAACTTCAGTGTAAGCTCTAATAGAAACGTTATAGTTAGGGTCTGCAGTACCACGACCACCGCCAACGATATCTCTAAAACGAGTATTATTTTGAGGGTCGATACCAGTTAAAGAACTAGAACCAACTTGGAAGGGGTTGCTAGATAAATTAGCAGGTGAATACATTGAGCCAGTAGTTAAAGGAGCTAGGCCACCAACGGAAAAAGTAACCGCTGCACCTTTTTGTGGAGCTGGTAAAGCAGAAGAAAAACGGTCTCTAAAACGGTTAACAGACAAGTTAAAAGATGCAGGTAAAAATTGATTACCATTATAGAGATAAGAAGTGTCAAGGTCTTCGTCAGAATTACCTTTAGAAAAGTAAACAATGCTATCAAGGTTCTCATCCCTAAACCAGTCGTTATAGATTTGAAAAGTAGCACGCAAAGGCAATAAAGTGACTTTTAAAGCATCTTTGTCACGCTCAGAAAGACCATCATAAGTATTTTTAGAAGGGAAATTACCAGCTGGCAAATACAAATAATTTAAAAGAGATTGAGGCTTAACAGAAGCAGGCAAAATTCCTGGATTAGAAGCACCATGCAAAAAAAGTTGAGGAGTAGAAACTTCAACTTGCCTAGCCCAGGCATCATCATTAGCACCAAGAAGTTTATCCCAATCAGTCATGATAATTCTATTAGGTACATAGAAATAGGCAATTTCTAAATAAGCGTTATCCATTGTTTGATGAATAGAAGTCTCTAACCTTGTTAAAGTGGATGTTCTTACATCAAAAGTGTCACCAGGAAGAACTTCTTGACAATAAAATGGAACAAAGTCACCAGTATTGCAAGTAAAGCGTCGAGTGCCACCAATATCAAAACGAGTACGTTTTTTGCCGCTTACAATAGATGGAGCTTGATTAAAGCGGCTATTTGTATATTTATCTTTCATATTATTCCTTTCCAGCTTCTACAGATGCAGCTTGTTCAGCGGCCTTTTTAGCGGCTTCATATTTAGCATCAGCATAAGCTTTTATTTTTGTATCAACTGTATTATTTAAAACAGCATTATAGAAGTCTTCAAAGTTATTATTAAAAATTCCTTTAACTTCATCACTTAAGCCGTCATAGCCTTGTTTTGCACGTTTAGCAAGGTCTTGAAGTTCATTAACGTTTGTAGGCATAGCAGCAACATCGCCATAAATTGGAGAACCAACATTGACAACAGAGACATCGCCTTGGAGATATCGAGCAACAATATTATGAAGGTCACAGGATTTCTCACTTGCTTGAATATAGCCAAACCAGTCTAACTTTTGGCCAGGTTCAGCTTTTTGTTCACCATGTTCACCTACAGAAAGAGCGGCATCATAAACAACATGAGTGCCAGGAACATTAGGCTTAGCAGTAAAATCTTTTTTAGGCGACCTTTTATAAGGTGCATATGTTTCAACTGCAATTTCTTCTTTTGTAGTTTGTTTTTCACTCATGAGAATTCTCCTGTTCTAGCTTAAATTCTTCATAAGCTTCACGAAGTTGACAAATATCACGAATTTCATTATCAACAACAACACCATTTTCACTATTAAAGTCAAAAAGATGTTTGATGGTCATATCGCATCCAGTAATATGGTCAAAGCCTTTTTCGCGAACAATATACTTTGCAGCACGCTCCGCAGTATCATCATTTTCAGAAACAAAAGTTCTAACAAAATTTTTAGCCTTAATATCATAAAGGCCATAAGTCTTAACTATCATATTTTTTATAACCTCCTAATAGATAGATACAATCCAATAATCATCACCCAAGGATTGTTTTAGGTCTATCAAGTCATCAAAGTCTTGATAATTTTGTTCATAAGTTGAGCCATCTAAACGCTCAATAACAGCGGTATAGCCTTCCATATTAGAAACCTATTCCACCACGTCTATGATATGGCGTAACGTTAATTTTCTTCGTCTTAACAACGGAGTGACGAAAGACAGCGTTATCTTTACCCTTTTTACGCATCACTTTTCTTTGAGCCATCATTTATCTCCTTTCTTTTGCGGTGTGGATAAAATACGCTCAATCATAACAATGAGAGAGCTTTTATTCCAATCATCAATATCTTCAAGATTTTTAATCTTTAAATACTTATTCAAAACGAATTGAAGCTTTTCATAACCATGACCAGCACCAAACTTTTCTTCAGCTTCTTGTACTAAAGTAATTAGATTAGAATAAGCCGAAGCATCAAAGATTTTTGTAAATGGACGCTTGCGAGTACAAGCAACAACTACAGAACCAATCAATAAAACAAATTCTAAAATTAATCGCCAATTTTCAACTAAAAATGTAATAATATCGTGCATTTTTCTTGCTAAAGTCTAACATGACATAATGACAATTATACGAAGTTAGGCTTTATTCCTTTCTGCCGCTTCTTTAGCGACTAAAAACTTAATTAATTGAGTATAAGTCATATCATAAGCAGAGCATAAATAATCCATTTGCTGAAGTTGCTTATCAGTGCAGGTTATCATAACCCTACTATTTCCTTTTTTAACCATACATAATAAAAAACCTCCATAAAGCCACTATGTTAACCATTAAAATGTAAACCCTACATAAACAACACAATTAGGCCTAAGAAAAATCTCATGATTAATATCATAATATTCAGAGCAAGAATATCTTTTTAAACAGCGGTCATAACTACCTTTAACATAAACGATAGAAGAAGGTTGACCTTTAAAACCTCTACGGAAAAACTCTCCTGGTTTTAAATCTTTCATCATTTTCATTTCCATATTTGTAAACTCCTTTTTTGTGCAGCATGGAAGGCACACTAAAAAAATAACATAAAATAAAAAAAAGTGCAACACTTTTGTGCTACACTTTATTGAGCAATACGTTTTTTCACTTCATTAAAGGAAATAATTTGATTTTCTTTGATGGACCTATTATCGTTAATATTTTGTTTACCATCTAACAAGGAATAACCACGTCGAGCGGCTGCAAGAGCTTCTTCGCATCGCTTTTCATAGTCAACAAGGCCATCACGTACAAGTAGCTTTTTAAAATACCTTGGAAGACCACTAACAAGCGGCTTTTTATGCTCCCTGGGAATAAATAAATTAGCACCATCAGCAAGAGCTTCTTTATTCTTGTCAAAATAAGATTTGCCAATTCCATTAGACATCCTTAAGAAAGGCGGAATAATACCAAGCTTTTCATATAGCTTCTTACCTTCCTTTCCTTTTTGTTTTTTTAGAACATAAGAAGAAACATATGCGGATGTGTTCCAGTTGCAATCTGCAATCATAATATTGCCATATGGCCAATGAGACTTAATAAACTCACTGAACATATATGGAACACCACGACTGTCAAAATGACGTGTTAGATGACCTTCTCCATCAGGGAAATTAAAGGTCAAATCATCCAAGGGAGCATTAAACAATATTAAATGGTAATGCGGTCTAGCAGATAAATCTCCATACTCACCGCATAAAAGATATTTAACACCTTGATGGCTTTTATTATTTCTATAGTCATCACGTAACGACCTAATAAAGTCATCAATATGCTTTTGAACTAAAGTAGCATTATCATATTGGCCTTTAACAATATGCTCATCGTCATAGGTCAAAGTGATGAACCAGTTATATTCATAATTATCAGCTTCAAGAGAAGCACGATTTGCCCAGTCTTTAGAGTAGTCCAAGCGGCAACCAATACAGTCACCGCAAGGAACTTCAATGATTGTGTGACAATACCCTTTTAGAGCTGCCTCAATATCTACTTGCCTACTATTTTTTGAAAGTAGACGATATGCACGCCTGTGTTCAAGATTGATTTTCCAAGGGTCTTTATCCTTGTGCATAACTTTAAAATGATATGCAGTCTTAAAATCTTCAAACTTGATAACAGCCATATGCATCGGTTTATAACAAGACATATCTAGTCTCCATCGTGACAGCAAATCCAAATGTTTGACACTTTTCTATTATTTGCTTTTTCACTTCTTGCACTCTTTTGAGAGCTTTCTCACTATCTTCATAGATATCGAGTAAGATGGAACTACCTTTTTTCTTGTCAATATACCAAACAAGATAGACCTTCATTTTTTATAGGCTTCACCGATGGGCGTTATTATTATCAAGTGCGCATAACGCCCATACGTGTGAATTAATCCAACATATCAAGCAACTCTTTCCAAGTTTTCTTATCTAAAGGGTCTTGACCATTTTTATGAGGATAACTTCCCTTTTTGGGGGAAAATAAGACAGATGTAGAAGCAGCATTTGAAGCCGCTTGCAACTTCTTCACTAGCTCTTGATAATATTGCGCTTTAGAGCCAGTTAATGGAGCATTAGCTAATATTCTTTGATTGTTTAATTCTTTATATTGCTGACCAATCATTTCGGCCATTTTCATATTAGTCAGCGATTGTACTGTTCCAGTTATTGCCGAACCAATTCCACTTAAATCAATCTGAGGAGCTTGCATTTTAGGCGATGAGAGAGCCGCAACAGGCGAACCACTTCCGCCAGTAGCAGTCAACACAGGATTAAGACCAGCAGCCTTTAAATCGGCCATTTCTCTTTGATGAGAAGTATTAGCCATTTGAATAGCTGTTTGATTAGTTTGATTTTGAAAAGCTAAATTGGCAGCATTTGTATCTTTAACAGCTTGATAATTTTGAGCAGTACCGTAAATGCCAACACCAGCGGAAATCAATGCACCGATGATACTAGCAACGGCCAAAGCAGTCATACTCATTATTTAGAACCAAAGCCGAAAGTATTAGGAACAGAATATTTAGCCATTTGACGAGTAGCATAAGCTTCAACGTCGATAAAACAAGACCATTGGAAGGCAGCATTTGAAGAAACCGCTATAGTTCTATCAACACGAGTAGGGTCTTCTTTCAACCAGTCATAAGACAAAAGTGGACGTAAACCAGTAGAAGCATATAAATCACCATAGTGCCAAGATTGCAAAGAGCCATTTATACCAGTTTGCATATA